TCATATTGATGATATTCTTGATATTATATTTCCAAATAAAGATTATATAAATTATCAACAATATATAATTTTAAAAAAAATAAGTGATGCTAAACTACCAATACAATCTATACAATATCATACAAATAAAACGTACGAAGCAGGTGCAGGTAGGTTTAACAAAAATCATAAAATCCTCATGAAACTTATAAATATTTTTGGACTTACAACTGGCACAATTTCAAAAGAAACTGAATTCCGAAATACGGAAAATGTAAATGCAATTGATACAGACCGGATAAATCACAGTAAAACAATGTTACGAAAAGTTATTAAACATTCAAAAAACATACCAAAAGATATATTAATTTCTTTACGGTTTATTCAGCTATGTGAAATGATAATAGGCAAATCGAAAACACATGCACTAATAAATGAATTTGGATATGATGCCGAATTTTACAATATGAATGCATACGAAGCTATTCAAGAGTTCAAAAAAGATTTTATTGTATCAAAAACATATTACTATTGCAAAGAAGGACTAAGTGAGCTTGTACAACGCATTGAAACGATGCTGTTGTCAACAGGTCGAGTAAAAATATACAAAGAATGTGAAGCGGTTTCTGTAAAGTACAATAAACAATATCAGTATATGAAAATAACATGCAATATCGCAATGGGAGACACACGGATATTTAAATCGAACATTGTGCTTCTAGCATTACCAAAAGATGAATTGCAACGCATTGTAGAATATTCCATAGACGACACTCAACGCAAAAATAACGCAATGGCTTTACTTGACAGTGTAGACTCAATCCCATTACATCGTATATATGGAAAGTTCACTAGAACATGGTTCGACGGTATCCCTCGCACAACAACCAATGACATCATCCGACAATTTATTCCTATAAACCCAACCAATGCGCTAGCAATGATAAGTTACACTGATACCAAGAATGCAGAATATTGGCATACACTCAATGAAAAAGAATTAAGATCCACATTATTAAAGCATTTACATATCGTATTTCCAGAAGTAAAGATACCAAAACTGCAATGGATACATTCGCATTACTGGGAAACGGGAGTACATGTATGGAAATCTGGAGCAAATTCGGAGGTAATTCGACCAAAAGTGCAAAGACTATTTGACGAAGATATACCTGTTTTTGTTATTGGAGAAGCGTACAGTAAACATCAATCATGGATCGAAGGTGCATTAGAGTCAGTTGAGGACATATATCAAGATACATTAAAATATATAAAGAACAGTACCGGCGGTGATGTTGGAATAAATATATTAAAGATAGACCGTAATCACTTGGAATCTAAGCTAGCAGAACACGGTATAACTGAATATGTAAAATTAAATGTAAATGAAAAGACGAGGATACTTGACCTCAAAAAAATTGCAAAGGCTTTTAAATTGGATATCAAAAAAAGTAATCGCACGGACATAACGGAATATATCAAAGTGCATCCCGACTTTTACAAAGACAATCCGATGTACAAACAATTAAATCCGTATATTATGAATGTGATTAACAAGGCGACTGTTGCATTTGTGATTTAAGTTGTTTTATTTCAATATTAAGATCTTTGATAGCTTCTATTAATAATCCTACCATATTTCCATAAGCTACAGAATATCCATTATTTGTTTGTGAAACGACTTCTGGAATAATTTTTAATGTTTCTTGAGCAATAACACCGATATGTTTTTCATTGGTGTCTTTTCTGCGATATTCAACTCCTCTGAGTAACTCCACTTTTTCGAGAGCATTGTTTATTGTTTTTATATCAGTTTTCATATTGCTATCTGAATACGATGTTATACTATCTGCGGCATACACTTTACCTTCAACGTGTAATGTGTATTCGGGAGAAGAAGTACCAATACCGATTTGATTTGACATTATAATTAAATTGCAATTTGCCACACCATCAGTATTTATTTGTCCGATATTAAAGATGGGAAGATCACTATTAATATTGGAAGTTCCTAATAAGAAACCAACATTGGATGTTGTATTAGCATATATTTGTATATAGGACGAATCCATATCCGACCCAAAAGACGCAACTTGACTTATATTAGAACCGATTATCTCAAAGACAGGTGCATTATCTAAAGATTCCGCCGAGAACATTATATTACTTTATCATTTGTATCTATTATTTTTATTCCATTATTTACTTAAGGTTTTTATAATAAAAAATGAATTAAAAGAAACAATAGTAAAATAAACAATTGTTCAATGGAAGAACAGTACATTTGGGATATCATTGACAAATATTTCACACAGAGCGGCGATGCGGACTGTTGTAATATATTAGTAAGTCATCAAATTCAAAGTATGAACGAGTTCTTCAACAAAAAAATTATAGAAATCATCCAAGGATTCAATCCGATTGTGATATGTAATCAGTACTCTCCAGAACACAAGGATTTCAAGCACAAAATTATAATGAATATATTGCAACCGTCAATTGGCATACCTATGTTTCAGCAAATGGATGGTTCGCAAGTGGTAATGACTCCACATCTCGCAAGGATGCACAACCTAACGTATTCTGGAAATTTACACGTCGATATTCATGTTACAACGGAAACACAAAACGAAGACGGCATCATTGAGCGCAAAGAAGACAAATTTACAAATGTATGTATTGGAAAAATACCAATTATGGTTCGTTCAAAGGCGTGTGTGCTAACACAAATGCCGGCGCTGGTTGATGAAAACTGCAAGTACGAGTGTCGTTACGACCATGGAGGATATTTTATTGTTAATGGAAATGAAAAAGTGGTTATTTCACAGGATCGTATCAGTGAAAACAAAACATTGGTATTTGAACCCAATGGCAACAGTGACTGTTTGTATGCTGAAATCCGCAGTATGCCAGATGGGATCTTTTTACCTCCAAAAACAGTGAGTTTAACAATGTCAAATAAAGTGACTCATCTCGGCAATGTTATTCGTCTAAATGCGTCTTTTCTACGAATGGACATTCCGCTGTTTGTAATGTTTCGTGCTCTTGGTATTGAATCAGACAAAGACATTTTCAGTTACATTGTACTTGACATCAATGACCCAATCAATTCCAGGATGCTGTCAAAACTAGCAGCATGTGCAGAAGACGCGTGTGACATTCATACACAAAACGATGCTTTGGTGTATCTTTTGAAGTATCTAGGAAACACAGGAACACCAAAAGAGTACCTGGAACAACCACAAAAAGCACTGGAGATTATTCTACAGACAATTAAACAGGACTTCCTAAGTCATACAGGGGTGTCTCTTAAAAAGAAAGGATTGTACTTGGGGTACATGGTGCGAAAACTGATGTCAATTCATCTTGGATATCAAGACTACGACAATCGCGACTCGTACCTTCATAAACGCATTGATACTACAGGTGTATTATTCAGCAATTTGTTTCGTCAGTGTTATGGAAAACTTATAAAAGATGCTCGTACTTTAATTGTGCGTGAGCTCAAAATGTGGCGTTCTAATCCCAATTCTGGACAAGTAATTAATAATATTAATATTCATCGCTTCTTTAAACAAAATGTTATCGAGTCTGGTTTAAGATACGCCTTGTCGACAGGAAATTGGGGTGTTAAAAGCGTTGGTAGTTTCCAGAATATACGTCAAGGTGTTGCACAGGTACTTAACAGAATGTCTTACCTCAGTACACTGTCGCATCTAAGGAGGATTAATACACCTATGGAAAAGAATGGTAAACTGGTTCAGCCTCGTAAGCTTGAAAATACGCAATTCGGCATCATTTGTCCTGCAGAATGCTTTGATCCAAATACTGATATACTGATGTGGGATGGTACTATCAAAAAAGCGAGAGACATCAATGTTGGTGACTTCTTGATTGATGATAACGGAAATTCCATCAGAGTGAAGAGTACATGTTCTGGAATGAAGACAATGTACGACATCATTCCAACAAAAAAGAACTTCATGTCATATACTGTTACTGATAACCATATTCTGACTTTAAAAGTGAGAAAATACAAAGAATTCAGTTGGTTTGACAAGAAAGAATTGACTGAAGAAGAAATACAGTCACTTGAATCGACAATTGACGATGACATCATTATCGACATCACTATTGAAAAATATCTTTCTCTACCGAAATATGTTCAAGATAACATGTACACATTCAAGTCATCTGGGATTAATTGGGAGAGTAAGCCAGTTGCGTTAGATCCATATATACTCGGTATGTGGTTGGGTGATGGTTTGTCCTGTGATTATGAGATGGTGACCGAAAACATTCTACAAGCAGTGAATAATAAGCATATCCCATTGGATTATATCGTGAACGACCGTAAAACAAGATTAGCTGTTCTTGCGGGAATAATTGATGCTAATGGTAGTGTGAGTCAAAATGGACACGAAATCAGAATTACTCAAGAAGAAAAGAACTACCAAGTCATTTACGACACAGAATTCCTAGCAAGAAGTTTAGGGTTCTCATGCAGCACCGTGAGTGACCCACAAAGACCTTATAAAGAGCTAACGATTACAGGAGAGTATTTATACGAAATACCAACAGTGCTTCCGAAAAATAAGTTGACCAAACACACACCAACTACACGCAAGATGTGTTCAAGCTTCTTACAGAGTTCTTTCAAACTTATCAAAAAGGATATCCAACCGTTTGTTGGATGGCAAGTTGAAGGTACTGGGCGGTTTCTTCTTGGTGATATGAGTGTCGTACATAATACTCCGGAAGGAGCCGCAGTTGGACTAGTAAAAAATATGAGTATGACTGCGTCTATCACAATTAATATAAGTAGTGTATATGTTCGCAAAGTCGTAGAAGAACTAGGTACATGTATGTTTCACGATGACATTCCAGACATCTCAGAATACTTGAAACAGATGGGAGACAGGAATAATGTTAGTGTTATCATCAATGGGGACATCGTTGGTTTTCACGTAGATCCACACACCATTTACACCAAATTAAAACATTACAAGCGCTACGGTGTTATACCACCAACAACATCGATTGTATGGGAAATTAAAAAGAGTTATATATTGATCAGTACGGAAGCGGGGCGAATGATTCGCCCGCTATTGATAGTTGACAACAATTCATCTCTACGAATTGCGGATCCGAAACTACAAGAACAGTTTAAGGACTTACCATTTCAAAAACTACTTGCGCCACTAATTGACAACGAAACAGAAGGTGTCGTGGAATTAATGGATGTCGAGGAACTGGACAAAGCAATGATTGCGATGTTCAATAGTGATCTCAAACGCGGTATTAAAGGAACAAGTCTACCGCCTTATTTCACACATAGAGAACTACATCCATCGCTGTTGTCAGGTGTATTAGCAGCAAATATTCCTTTCATGGATCACAATCAAGCTCCACGTAATTGTTATCAATGCCTTTGGATTGAAGAGCCAGTTCTAATGGCAGATGGAAGCAAACTGGCTATTCAAGACGTAAAAGTTGGAGACGAAGTAGTGTGTTTCGATACTGTGAATATGACAACAACAAAAACAAAAGTTATCAATCAATATGTACGTCCAACGGATAAACCAATTAAACGTATTACATTAATGACAGGTCGTACAATTACGTTGACACAGGATCACAAAATTATGACCTACAACGGCGCATCGAATAATTTTCATTGGAAGGATACTACTACAATGGATCTACAACTTGATAAGATTGGAGTATATTCTGATCATTTCGATTTATACTGTGAATATGTAAAATACAAAAGGTTTGTTGGGAACAGTGACGAATGTATTTCTGAGACAAAGTTTACAGAGAGTATAATTATTAAGGGTGATTTATTCTTTATTCCTATTAAGTCTATAATCGACTGTGAAAACTGTTTAATTTCGGATATTACCGTTGAAAGTGACTTTCACAGTTTTATTGGAGGGGATGGGTTTGCGGTTTCGAATAGTGCTATGGGTAAACAGGCAGTTGGGATATATATGTCAAATTTTAACAATCGATTTGATACATTAGGGCACATTTTACATTATCCTCAAAAGAGGATTGTACAAACGCGTGTAGCAAAGTATACATTTTCAGACGAACTACCGTCAGCTGTGAATGCGATTGTAGCTATTGCAACTCATACTGGTTTTAATCAGGAAGACAGTGTTATGATCAATCAAGCAGCACTAGACAGAGGGTTTATGGCGAGTACATACTATAAATCATATCGTGACCAATGCAATAAGAATCACAGTACTGGACAAGAAGAGTTTTTCACGAAACCGGGGGTTACAAATGCTAATAATTTTAATTACTCTAAACTCGATGACAATGGTTTTATTCCAAAAGACACTTATGTAGATTCTAGTGACATTCTTGTTGGGAAAGTGATGCCTCAAAAAGTGCATGGAGCCATACAAAATAGAGATGTTAGTTTATCTATCAAAGGAAATGACGAAGGTCACATCGACAAGATACATGTTGGTGTGAATGGGGATGGATACAAGTATTGCAAAATTCGGTTGAGGAAATATCGCAAACCCGTAATTGGGGATAAGGTTGCCTCAGCGGCGGCACAGAAAGGTTCAATTGGTATGATTTACAAACATCAGGATATGCCTTTTACGAAAGACGGAATTGTACCAGACATCATTATGAATCCTCATGCTATTCCTTCGCGAATGACCATTGGACAGTTGATGGAGTGTATTATGGCGAAAGCGGGATGTCACATTGGTGCTCGTGGAGATGCTACTCCTTTTACAAAATGCAGTATTGAGGACATTGCTTCTGTGCTACAAGAGTCTGGATACGAGAAATATGGGAACGAGATTTTATATTGTGGACGAACGGGGCGCCAGATACAAACGGAAATTTTCATAGGTCCTACAGTGTATCAAAGACTTAAACATATGGCTATGGACAAAGCGCATTGTCTTCGTGAAGATCACGATGTATTGTGCAGAGATGGGTGGAAGAATATTACAGAGGTAACATTAGAAGATGAAGTTGCAGTTCTAATGGAATCTGGAACAATGGAATATGAAAAGCCGCTTGAAGTGCTGAAGTTTCCCGATTTCAAAGGTGAAATGTATCATATTTCTAATCAAGCAATTGATTTAGATGTTACTTCAAATCACCGAATGTATGTGAATGACACAGATAAAAAATTAAAGAATTACAAACTATTAGAGGCTTCTAAAATTCAAGGAAAATATGTACATTACAAAAAGGATTGTGAATGGTTTGCAAAAGAGTATCAATTCATTCTTCCACAATATGAAGATAGCAAGCCATATTCTGTGAACATGGATGCTTGGTTGATGTTCTTTGGAATTTGGATTACCGAAGGCTCGGTTTCAAAACTAAGGGCACCCAATGTTATTATAAGACTTCAATCTAGATCAATTATTAATATTTCTATTACTAATGCACTCGATATGCTCGGTATCTTATACATAACATCAAACAACAAGATAACCATTACAAATGATCAATTGTATAATTATCTGAAAGACTTTAGTCAAGGATCTACAGTTAAGTTCTTACCATCATGGGTATTTGAACTGAATAAAGAACAAGCACGAAAACTCATACATGCTATGGAATTAAGTGCAAAATCTATATATTCTACATATTCAAAGAAATTAGCAGATCAGTTTATGCAGTTGTGTATTCATGCTGGATGGTCTGGAATCATAACAAAACACAATTCATATACTTCTAGAATTCCTGATATTTATCAGATATCAAAGGTACTTTATGGATTAAGCCCGTCTGTAAATAAACATCCAGGACAGCAATATGAATATAAATACTATTATGAGGGACCAGTTTATTGCTTGAAGGTTTCCACTGAAGTATTTATGGTCCGAAGAAATGGTAAAGCGGTTTGGACAGGAAATTCACGAGGCAATCATGGTCCTATTATAATGTTAACACGTCAACCAGCAGAAGGCAGGGCTCGTAATGGCGGTTTACGATTTGGAGAGATGGAACGAGATGCTATCGTCGCGCATGGTGCCAGTTCGTTCTTGAAAGAGCGAATGTTAGATGTTTCAGATAACTTTCGCGTGTTTGTTTGTAGGCTGTGCGGATTACTGTGTACTGGTAATCCAGAGAAAAATATATTTAAATGTACAAAATGCAAAAATGGAACAGATATTGTTCAAGTGCGTATTCCATATGCAATGAAACTACTTCTTCAGGAACTAATGTCACTAAGTGTTGCACCCAGATTGTCGGTGTGAGTTGTATCAACTTTACATACGGGACAAGTCTTATGTTCAGACAACCAGGTTTTAATACAATCGTGACAAAATGTATGATTACAAACAGTTATTAAACGGATTTCTTTTGGTATTTCGAAACAAACAGGACAAGTTTGTTCGTCTGTATTCTCTATTAAACACGAAACAACGTCTGGATCAGTTGGAACAGATACATTTCCTATACGTTCACACAGTTCAGATAAATATTCATAACTATCAGTGTCAGTGTCACCGTAGTTTAATACAGGATACGCCGTCGGAAATATTGAGAATAAAACCATTAAAAACTCCGGATGGAAAGCACTTATGTGAGAAATATATGAGTAAGGAGTTTGTGGACGAAAACAAACTGGACATTCTATTACATTTGGATTTATATTCATATTAGTTACGTCTCCTACACGTACGTATACAATTTAGTATTAATATTAATATTAATTAAGTCTTAAATGTAAACAAGTTTATATTATATTTTCATATGGTTCTTTGGAATGCATACCAAGTAGTGCGATACCACTGAAAGTTAAAAACACGCCTAAAATACTATACATAGAAAATGATTCTTTAAGGAACAATGTGGCTAGTATGAATGTAAAAATTGGTGAACTATACATAACTGTTGTCATTATATAACTATTTTTTGCGTTCTTTAAAACATCGTAGTACAGCAAGTTTGCAAAGAATCCTGCGAAAATACTTACAGCACCTAATATAAGTATAACATTCCAATCCATAGTTTTGATGTCTTTCATAATTACATTTTGATTTACATAAACAAATATTGACAAAATAATCAAGTATGCAACGCTACCTATAGTCATTATTGTGTATGGATTGACATTTGTTTTCAATACGTATTTATGTATAACGGGTGTTACACCCCATAAAAATGCTATAAATACTGAAACAATAAATGGATTCATATTCATCTGTCTATTTTTATTTAAGAATTAAAGTATATATTAAATTGAAATTGAAAACCTTCAGAATCATACTCATACCTATGGCGATGCACGAGACATATTTCGAGTACTCTCAGAAGTACAAAGAGAAATACGGAGACTTGTGTGTTGTGTTAATTGAATGTGGATCATTTTTTGAAATTTATGCAGTTGACAATGACAACGAACATTTAGGACCTAATGATATATATAAATTATGTGACATTTGTAATTTACAATTAAGTCGTAAAAACAAGTCTATAATTGAAAATTCGCGCAGCAATCCATTGATGGCTGGATTTCCTAGTTATTCACTTCCGCGTCATTCCCAGACTTTGCTAGCACATAATTATACATTAGTTATTGTCCGACAAGTAACAACGCCACCGAATCCTGTAAGAGAAGTAACAGAAATTATGAGTCCAGGGGTCAATATGAACCAAACAAATATCGAGGGAAATTGGTTAATGTGTGTTTCAGTAGACAGTTACCGTGATAAATTTGGTAATGAATATCCAATTTTTGGTATATCAGGAATAGACGTAACAACTGGAAGAACATTCATTTACGAAATTGCATCAAACAAGAGTACTCCTAGTATTGCTCTTGATGAATTGCTGCGGTACATTGATATATATCAACCCAAAGAACTAGTACTTCACAGCGTCAGCGTCAGTGCCACAGAAAGCCACAGCGCCACAGAAAGCAACAGCGTCAGCGTCAGTGCTAAAGTTAAGGACATTGTAGAACCCTTAGTAAATATCTGCCATATCCTGAGTGTTGAAAAGAGTTTTAATGAAACTAATTACCAAAACGAAATGTTGAAAAAGGTATATTCTATTAATTCGATGTTATCTCCAATTGAGTATTTAAATCTGGAAACTTTTGATATTGGGCGAACGGCATTTTGTGTTATGTTACAATTTGTGTATGAACATAATAACTCAGTATTAACCGGAATCTGTCCACCGATTACTGATTTTAAACACGATAAATTACTGGTATGTAATGCATCACAGTTACAAGTAAATCAAGGGGATAAATCGCTTATTTCATTATTAAATAGATGTGCAACAGCGATCGGTTCTCGTTTTTTTAAAGAACAGATATTACAACCTTTAACGGACACTACAGAAATTGTTAAACGACACTCACATATACACACTTTGCTCCAGCAACAAAAGGATACAATTCACATTATTTACAAGCACCTTAAAAAGGTTTTAGATATTGAGCGAATGTATCGTAAAATGACACTGTGTACTTTTCAACCATGTGATTGGCTTTCATTTCATAATTCACTGTCTGCATTGCATTGTGTACAGACGTGCGTACATACATTAGCGGATCCTATACCTACGTTTATCACCAAGACTGAATTGCAACAGTTACAAGACTCCTACACAGGCGTATTAAACATTGATGAATGCGCAAAATACAATATGAATGAAATTAAAGGCAATATATTTCGCGAGGCTTCTGATTTAAGTGAAGAACTAGATAGTTTAGAAAACACACTGAAGACAATTGCTGAATTTGTACATTCCGAAGGTTGCAGAGTGGAATATAATGACCGCGATGGTTATTATTTATCTTTAACCAAGAAACGGTGGGAATCAGTTACCAAGTCCAATACAATTCTAGAGGTCAAAGGAATGAAAATAGACATCTCAAAATTTACTGCAAAACCGCTAAGTTCATCTAGTTCTGTCATCAAGTTACAAAGCAGTCAGTTATCGGCAATTAGTGACAGTATAGTGTCTCTTCAAACCAAATTGAACAGTGTAATGACTTCAGAATACAAGGAGTTTCTCAAAGGGTTTGTTGTAAATAGTAAACAATTGATCGTAAAGTTAATTAAAGATATAGAATACATAGACTTCATTGTTACTTGTGCTAAAAATGCATTGGAATTTGGATATTGTAGACCGAATGTAAGTGAGTCTTCGTGCTCGCGGTTACACGCAACGAAACTGCGTCATCCTATTATAGAAAGATTGCGAAGTGACATCCCTTATGTTCCTAATGACATTAGTATTGATTGTAACGGAATGTTATTGTTTGGTGTGAATGCAAGCGGAAAAAGTTCGCTGATGAAAGCCATTGGTTTAAATATTATGATGGCGCAATCTGGAATGTATGTTGCAGCAGACTATTTTGAATTGTTTGTGTACAAGCAATTGTTTACGCGCATTACAAATAATGATAATATCTATAAAGGATTGAGTACATTTATGGTTGAAATGTTGGAATTAAAAAACATATTACAAAGAAGTGACAGTCGCACACTAGTATTAGGGGACGAATTATGTTCAGGAACAGAATCTATAAGTGCATTAGCGATTGTATCGGCAGGAATAAAGACACTACTTAAAACAAAAACCGCATTTGTATTTGCGACACATCTGCATGATTTAGCACACCTACATGATCTAGCAAACCTGCATGATCTAGAGTTCGATAAAAGTGTTAGATTATATCATATGCACGTCAGTGTTGGTGAAAATGGCGAATTGGTATTTGATAGAACATTACGCGATGGTTCTGGTAGTTCGATGTATGGATTAGAAGTATGTAGTGGATTAGGAATGCCGGCAGAATTCTTAAAACTAGCGCACGAGGTTCGTTCGAAATTACTAAACCAAAGCACTTTTATTGTCAACCCAAAGAAATCAAAATATAACAAAAAAGTATATAAAGATCTATGTAAATTATGCAATGCTCCAGCAGAACATGTTCATCACATTCAAGAGCAACATTTAGCTAATTCAGAAGGATTAATAGGATCCACACACAAAAATAATGAAAGCAATTTGATGTCTTTATGTGAAAAATGTCACAATAATTTGCACAAAAACAACGAACAAGTTGCGCTAGTCTATACTAGCCATGGTAAGAAATATGTTAAAAGCTAATTGTTCTAGATAGTATGGTTCTGTTTGTTTTTCTAGTAATCGATAACACATTATTTGTTCAAAACACGACAACTTACAGTTAGAATATTGCATTGTAAGAACATCTAATGGTATAAAATAGCAATCACAGTTCAATCTTCTGATAACGTCAAGAGTGATGTCATTTATATTTACGTCACCGAACAATTTTTTAATAAAACGCATAAATCCTTGTAAATATTCAACTGGAAGAGTGCTATAATTTATACTATAACTTATATAAAGACATCCTATAATATCTGTAAAAAAATACGAGTAACTTAGGAGGTCGTACAGACCTATAGATCTGCATAAGATATCGATTGTATTTGTTCTTATACATATACCTTTCATTAACTGCAGTGCATCGGTGCGAATTGGATTTTTATTTTTACCAAAACATTTCATCTTTGGTACGAATGTTTCTAAGGGGATTTCATTGATACAAAGTATGTATTCAAGGTTAGCACGAATGCTTGGACTGTATTGAAGACATTTATTGTAAACAGATGCTATAAATGGGTCAGGGTCTTCCGTTAATATTAGTCCATCTGGATATAATTCTTTCAGTTTTTCGATTGTTTCTATCCACGAATCAGGTGTTTCATTTTTTGGGTATTGATCATATTTGTATATTGGATGACCTCCATAATATAGATAACCCAATGTCATACCAATGCTCCATACCATAGAATTATTAGAAGGGCAATCTGTTGTAAGTATTTCAGGAGCAATGTAAGCCCATGTTCCAATCGACATTGACCATTTTGATTGTTGAAAAGTATTTGTGGTTAATACAGATCCCAAGTTAAAATCGATTAATGTAACCTTTAGAGTTTCTGGATTTATTAAAATATTAGTTGGTTTTATGTCAGTATGTTGATAACCATTGTCCATTAAACTTTTACATATTTGTGCAAGTTGAGTTATTATATTTAATATATTACTCTTTCGTATGTCTTCCGATACATCTGATATCCATTTTGTCAATGTGACTCCACAATACTCCATCTTTTCATGTATAACTTTATTCAGAAAATCTACATAAAGAAGCTTTGGGATCCTTGGGATTTGTTGCAATGACTTCAACATTATTATTTCAGTAAGGATAGATGGATCTATGTACGCAGTCCTGTTTTGATAATCATATAAATGTGAAATTTTTGTAACTACATTTTTTTCTTTATTTAAAAACACTATAGAATACGAACCTTTTCCTATAAGCTCCATATTAATGTAATATAATGTAAAAATAATGTAAATTACATATACATATTTTGTAATTAAATATACATATATCGTAATTACATATACATATACTATGTAACTATGTTTGCAATTTATTTAATTTCATTTTTTGCAAATAGCAAAATTGCTTCAATGTAGAGTATACGATGATGATTATTCGACAATATGCATTTCATATCACAATTACATATATAATGTAGTATATTTGCTTTTTGTGTGTCATTTTTGCATAGTTTTGTTAAGTCTGTTAGTAAGTCGGTAAGTGAGACATCTGATGTGAAAAGTTTCTGTGAAAGTTTTCGGATACAATCATTTGTTTTAGGTATACCTTTTCTTAATTCGTTAATATTCCACATACAATACTGTTGATTTTTAGGTTCAATTAAAGAAAGATATACAGCACGATATAAATTTCTTTCTCCATCGGGAGGTGGGTTCAGTCCACATTCTCTAAAGAATGTTTGAAGATCTTGTGATGAAAATAACGGTAAACGAATGTTTAGTAGCCTACTTTTCAGAGGTCCTTCTAGTTTAGAAAAGCGATATGTACTTGTTATAAATATTGCCGATTTTAGGTATTTCTCTAAAAGAATACGAAATGCATGTATTGAATCGTTTGAAAAAATCAAGTCGACGTTATGTATAACAATTATATGTTTACTATTACTATTACTCATTGGCTTGTGTGACACTATAAACTTAATGAAGTCGCTAAGTGCACTTACATTTTTGCATTGGTTTGGATTATCTAAGTCTATAGTGAAGTAATATGGATTCTCAGAGTAGTAAATAGAATTATTATATATTTGTTCTTTTTGAGAACCAAAGAGTTTGTTCATATATTTATTAATTATATACTCCAAAGGGAATCCTTGTACACTGTAAAAACATATATTACTTGTATGTGTTTCGATGTCTTCAAATATTCTGAAGATGTGTTTATGTGAATCTGATAATGTTATAAGTTTTTCAATGTTTTCAAGTACATTACACCACACGGTTTCTATTTTCATTTAAGTAACTGGTAATTTAATTAAATAAATTTGGCTGTTACTTAAATGAATTATACACGAGCTTGTGAAATTTTAGGAGTGAATGAATGTGTATCAAAAGATCAGTTAAAAAAGATATATTATGATTTAGCAAAATTATATCATCCTGATAAGTTGCATAGTGATCCTCTTGAAATACGTAAACAAAAAGAAGAAAAGTTTAAAGATATATCAAGTGCTTACGCTTACTTACACAATGTTAATGCAAATGCAAATGGTGCTAATGCTGACGGTGAAAATGTCAATGGTGTAAATTTTGACCCTCAAGAACTATTTGAAACATTTGCTGCTTTTGCTGAAAAACTAAAGAGAACTTTTCAAACACATAAAGTAAAGGTACCTGTGACGCTTGAAGAAGTACATAATAATAAACAAAAAAAACTCAGACTATTCCTAAAGGGAATAAGTAATCCTATATTTATTGAAATCCATTGTGGGGATTACTATCCAGAAAAAAAGAAATTTCATTTAATGTCTGGAGTGTATGATTGTGATTACGTAATTATCAAGTGTAAATTGGAAATTGTAGATCACAGTTTTTATACGTTAAGTACAATTAATATTGGTAGTAATTACGATTTATTTTGCATTATAGAAATCCTTTTAAAAGAGTATTTAACTGGAGTGGAAAAGCCTATTACACTTTTGGACTCGAGTGAATATATAGTATCTATACCTGCTTTTTATGATTATGAAACACCGATTGTGTTACACGATATTGGTTTGTTGAATAAAGGAAATATATATATACAAATTAAGGTAAATATTAAAGAAAATTGGGATAAAATAGATTCTGTAAAGCAGCAGTTGATTTTAGATTGTCTTGAATTTTGAAAATGATATAAAGACAAGACACCAATATAAGTCATTAAAGATGCCTCCAGTAAAGAAAGCCCCCAAAGTTGCAGATGCTCCAGCTCCAGTCCCCGCCGCTACCAAGAAAGAAGTACCAGTTCCAGTGCCTGTAGCAGCACCTGTGCCACCACCTGCACCTGTTGCAGTACCAGAGCCAGCTCCAGTAGCTGATGCTGCACCTCTTGTAGGTATTTTTGATCTACTTGAGGCAAAGATGAAGAACCTTGCTGAAGTAGTAAAGGAAACCGTAGCTGAGCTCAAGAATGTAAAGAAAGAATATGAACGTGTGAAGAAGATTGTTGACAAGACAGAGCGCAAGCGCGCAAATGCTCGTTCCAATCTCAATGGTTTTGCTAAACCAGTTCCAGTAAGTGACGAGCTTTGCAAGTTTTTCGGACTTCCAATTGGCAGTGAGCTCGCCCGCATTGATATCACCCGCAAGATTGTAGCTTACATTCGTGAGCACAACCTTAACCGCCCTGACAACAAGCGCATGATTGTGCCTGATGTTCCTCTTCGTAAGTTATTCCAGCTTGCAGACGGTGAGGAGATCTCTTACTTCTCTATCCAGAAGCACATTACAAAAGTTGTCAAGCCAAAAGCAGCAGTAAAAGCTTAAAGCGTAAAGCGTAGCGACAACGCAAAGCGTAGCGAAATTGTTAAACCTTTGGTTTGATACACGCAGTATTTTTTTGTTTTAAAGACTCTTGATTAGACTTAAGATAATCAAAGGTGCAATTATGTGACTCAGGTTCTTTGTGTGATCTGCAGAAAACATTTGAACATTTACATTTATTAGAAATAGTTTCATGAATTTTTATTTTTTTTGCACAGATAAAGCAAGACATACTAAGTTTAACTAACTATTTTATTTAGATTTTGCTTTTGTTGATCTTAGGAATGATTGTGTTGGGAAGATATCATACATAAATTGGTTGATCCATTCGCCACCAGTTTGTAGGTTGTCTTTATTGAAACACAGATTGCGACTCAATTGGCTTCCTTTTTGTAGATCAGATTCAATTTTTTTATCTGATATCTGATTGCACAATTGAGGGTTGTTTTGTTCGATAGGGTAAAGTTGATATTGCATATTTTTTGTGTAGTCAACACGTGCCATTTCTTTCATAGTCTCGCAAGACATTTTAGAGGCTTCAAGGAAACAAGAATAGTTATCGCTAGTTATTGCTGAGTCTGGATCAGTAACAATGTAAAATTTTGGGCAATCCATTACATTCTTATTACATATTTTTTATTTTTGTTCGGTAAACCTTGAATGAAAATAAAAATATATAATAGTAAATTAGATGCCAGTGAAAAAAAAGGTAGGTGTCGCTGAGTTTAAAAAAAATTGCAAAGGCAAAGAACCAATTATTGTTTTATATCATATGACAACATGCGGACATTGTATCGCACTTAGACCAGCATGGAACGATGCTGTTAAAGACGCAGTGAATGTTAAAATAGCTGAAATCGAAAGTGCTCAGATGTTTGACTTACCCGCACAACTGCAAGTATCGATGTTCCCCACAATTGTAGTAGTTCAAGAAGGGCGCTTCATAGACGAATATCATGGTGACAGGACAAAACAATCTTTACATATATTTATGAGCAAGTATGCAAAGGCTCCTGCGCCAAAAAAGAAAGTTGTGAAAAAAAAGTAATTTAAAAATTACTTGCTTCTATTAAGTATATGGAAGAACAACCCACTGAATCCGAACTAACTGATTTTAAATATCAAGTATCAGAATGGATCAAACTCGATGAACAGATTCGCAAACTTCAAATCGCTATTAAAGAACGAAAAACCATTCAAACTGCATACAGCACAAGCATACAAGATTTCATGAAGAAACATGGATATGAAAATCTTAATACACAACAAGGAACTATTAAAGCATCCACTAGAGAACATAAAGTACCCATTAAGCTAACGGAAATAAAGACAACATTGTTTTCACTCGAAAATGAAACTTTACCAATTCGTGAAGTTATAAAAAAAATATTCGAACAAGAGCGCCCAACTGTACAAAAAAGCAATTTACGAAGAATTGTTCCTAAAGTAAATGCACTTGACATATAACGTAGTGCGTATCATTTAGCTACTTGCGGCTGTAGACTTAGCATTTAGTTTTTTAAGTTCCTCAACTAATTCTTCTAAAATTGTAGCGATATTCTTGCCACTAGGCTGTGACTCGAGAAACTGAGACAGCACAAAATATATTGGTTCATTTTTCACAATATTTTCAATTTCGTCTAAACCAATTGAAGAGTTTGATTCACTATCCATTTCCTTGATCTTCTTAATTTATTCTTAAATGGTTTTCAACTGTAAAAATTTCAACAGCTTAAAGTAGATAGATGAAAAAGATAAGTTACTGGATTTCAATACTAATAGGATTCATAATTGCTGTTTTAGTATTCTCATATTACAGCAACGCGCCTTACAGCAACGCGCCTTACAGCAACGCGCCTTACAGCAACGCGTTAAACAGCGGAGCGCCTGACAGCAAAGCGCCCTTCAGTGGAGCATCTTTCAGCGGAGAAAAAGCGGGTGGTGCTGTAATTGAAGATTTCGCAACTCAAGCAATACCAGAGTCTTCGAGTTTGAAACTGTACATAAATGCATTTAATATGCCTGTTAATGTGCAGAACAATGTCTCATTTAATTTGGTATTAGCTGGATACAATACTAGCAATCCATTTACCGAGTTATTGCAATCTATACTTGCTAGTAACATAATAGCAACTTTGAATTTGTCACCCGGATCTGTACATATTATAAATTCTGCAAGCGATGCAAGTTCAGTTACTTTGTCAATTATTATAACTTACAATACAGCGCAGGCAGCAACAAGTGCTTTAGGTACTATAATTTCACAATTGACTTCTGCTACATTTATGACATCTCTTGTAAATGCCGGCGTCACATATTTAACAGGTATAACAAATGGAACACCGCCCACACAGGGCACTAGTCTAACAACTACAAACAATACATATCAAGGATCTATAAATAAATGGTATGATTATTCACGCAATAGCAATACTCTTGCAAATACTATCGAATTTACACTTGTAAGTACTTCTACAATTCCTTCACAACTTCAGAATTTGCAAGGATTGCCTTTAAATGGGGTGAAAATGTTAGGTCCTGCATCAACGAATTACGGCGATGCGAACGATTACCTTACTGCATTTACAACAGTGTGGTATATGACTATAAATTCCTTTAGCAATATTGAGTCACAATCGCAATCGAGCATGATGTTATTTGAAATGTTTGCTGAAACACCGAATGTTATACAATTAAGTATACAAAATGTAGATAAATCTACTGTGAATGTTATTGCGGCAGTCGGTTCTATGAGCAGTTTGTACCAATGGACAATACCAAAAACGACTTTAATGTCCAATGGTGCTCCTATGCTTTACACTCTAGTATATGACCCTGTAAATACATCATTGACATTTTATGTTGGTACATTAGCTTATCCTTCAAAAATTACAACTACTCAAAACATTAAACTCGGATTGTCACAAATTATTATAAACGATACTCCTAAATACGCAAGTGTTGATGCCAATTTATTCGCATTTGCATTGTTCTCGACTGCATTAACACAAACTGAAATTGCAACTTTATTAAATTATTTCAATACTGAACTAAATAATGTTCCACAATTACAACAAATTGTCCAGCAAGCCTCTGCAAAACTGAATGTAATTCAACAACAGGTTGCGACAATCGCAAACTCAAATGTGCAATTACAACAGCAATTACAACAGTGTAGTACTAGCAACCAACAAACCTCCAATACAAGTACAAACCCAACACCAAACCCAAGTATGTGGCAATTAAATCTCAATGGTTACAACACATCCGGTATTACAACAAGCAGTCTACAACAATGCAATCCATTGTCTATAAACTCATTTGGTACACAACCCACACTAAATCCAACTTCAAGTACTGTCACAACAAACACTTCACAACTAACTATTCCTTATCCTGATACTTCTATGTCCAATTTAAGCACTACAACTACAACGTCTTCGTCTTCGACGTCTTCGACTTCCAACCAGCAATTGTACTATCCTAGTCTATTAGATTCTTCGACTTCTACAACGGACTCTTCGAGTTCGACGTCTTCGAGTTCGACGTCTTCGACTTCCGGGTTTTGGCAGAAACTGTTTCTCAAGTAAATGGATTTAAAGGATTAATCCTTAGAATTTCTTATGAACGCTGCCATTTTCATTTTAACGCAGGACACAGATGTAAAGAGAGTATATCTTAAGACAACGTTATATTTTTTATTTAAATTTTTTAATAGCGATTACAAATACCCTGTTATTATATTTCACGAAGGAGACTACACTCTAGATCATCAAAGAGAAATAATACTGGGTATTAGGTCATCATGTCGCCACTTAGTAACATTTAGACAACTTGATGCCGGGGATTTTGATTATCCAGAATGGATAGACAGGCAAAAAGTTAAAAATGTTGTTAATGCCGCGGTTACACCGTATTGGCGGTCAGAAGGATATCGCAAAATGTGTAGATGGTGGTTAATACATATGCCTAAGTATGCTGCAGGATATGATTACGTAATGAGAATCGATGACGATGCCATAATAGAAGAAAAACTACCTGACCTATTTGAATGGACACACAATAAGAATCTCGTGTATGCATCAAATATCATCCATATTGACTGTGGACTGTGTTGTTACGGAATGAAGGAATTTTTCCTTTCGAAATTTCCTGATAAAAAAGAAACAATCGATAAAATGTTTATAAAACAGAATGTACCATCACGTGCAATGCAACTAACCCCTTTCAGGTCACTATTAAGTATCACTGAAAATACAACAGAACCGATTGGTGACAGTATAGAAATCAATGCACCAATAATATACTATAACAACTTTTTCATAACTAAAAGCTCTTTCTGGCAACGTGAAGATGTCAAGCAACTTATTGATGACATTGACAAAAATGGATCTATATTTTATGTACGATGGGGGGATGCACCATTACATACAATTATAACAATGTTACTTGGAGGCAGTGACGCTACAAGTCGTGCAATCTTTAAATACAGTAAACGTATGCAAAGAGAAGCATTTTACGGCGATGACAAAGAATACCATTCATACATCCCAGCCAATTACAATGAAACAAGTTGTATAACAGAAAGAAAGCCCGCTTAGCTTCGACGCTTCGGCGCTTCGCGCTTCGCTGTGTACGCTTCGCGCTTCGCGCTTCGCTTTAAGCTAAGCCAAACTTAGCTTTGCACAATGCCATACTTCTCATTACATTTTCAGCTGTAGTTAGTGGGATAACATCTTCTTTTTTTGTATAAAACTCGGGTCCATTATAAAACCCGGGTCTATGAGTTAATGTTCTTAATGGCAATGGTTCGCGTATAGGTAAGAGGTAAGGTGTAATTTGGGATATTTGAGACCCTTTTTTAACGGTGATCAAATAAATTGTTGGAGGTATTTTCTGAAATATCTTATTATTTGTCCATTCATATCCATAATAACTATTTGGATATTTAAAAGTTAAATTTACTTCTTTTTTAGATGCTTCATGATAATTAGGGGTTTGTTCAAAAGCGACATCAGCACATGGAAATGGTAAACCAGATCCTGCATAATTAGTCATTCTATCTATTGGGTTTGCTGCAATTATAAGAACCTTGCTGTAATTATCAAAATCAGGTATATCGCCTTGTATATGTACTAGTTCTAGTTCTGTATTAGGATGAATGTTTAACATTACCTTTACATTACAGTTATATTTAATTTTTTCGCTTTCGCTTTAGTTGTAGTTGCGACCGTCGCCAATACCAAAGGCATCAACTTCTTCGCGACTGCATGTAACACCGTCGCATCGTACTACGTATTTAGATGGTAACATTGTACCCGGGTCAGACATAGGACGAGTGCAAGGTGCACAAGGAGTAAGATTCTTAACGGCATTCTGTCTGAATTCTTCCATTACTTTCTCGGCATTGTGCTGTAAGAACATTCGAGATTCATAAGAAGATTTAACGAGACCTGCACTTCCTACCATCTGATATAATTCAGCATTTACAGTACATCTCGGTCTGTAATCGGTAAAAGCGCGAGCATCGTCCATTCGACTAGGGCACATAACTATTGGAGCTGGAGCATCACATGATTTGCAAGATGACATTCTTAAAACAAAGTAACATAAAATTTTAGTCTCTTGTTAAACCCAAAATACGATCTACTAAAATATTTTTGGAACCATCAGTAGAAAGATCTCTTTGTCTACAGATTTCTTTTAACTCGTCTACGTGCATTTTCTTCAGTCTAGTTTTCGATAAAGGATCCTCAGATTTCTTAGACAGGCGATCGCCGTCGCCTTCGGTTTCGTGGTCACCTTCGGTTTCGTGGTCACCTTCGGTCTCGCCTTCGGTTTCGTGTTCGCCTTCTGCGTCACCTTCGGTGTCGGCTTCTGCAATTGTTGTTATGTTGGTATTTGGGACATAGGAATGTACACTAGCAAATATGTTTTGTGTAGGCAATGTGTCTATCCCGAATACTTGATTCATTATCTTTTCTGCAGCGTCTGCGGTGTTTGCATATACACATTTTGACTCTTTATCCCCATTTAGAGAATCTTGTAACAGATCGATTTTATCCTCCATTCTGCAAATAGTTCTCCAAATGAAGAATAAGCCTATTACCAGAATAATACCAATCAAAGCAAGTTGTACTTGTGTTATGAGATTTTCAGAGTTCATATATATTTTTATTGCATAATTTGTTTTTGATTTTAATCGCACGTTCAACTATTTCAGGATTTAAGTTATATTTTGATCTTTGTAATAACTCTAAAGCAATTGACTGTGTAGAAAATCCTCTTCGAAGTAAATAGGGAAATATAAACTCGGAATCGTTCACTTTGATTGCTTCTATGCTCACATTAATAAAGTAAGACTCATTCTCGGTTTCTAATAACTTCAATTGATGATAATGCGTTGTAAGAATAACACGTATACCCGGAAGTTTACCAAGATGTTCTAATACTGCAAAAGATGCCGATGTACCCTCAACAGGTGGTGTAGAATGCATTGGTTCGTCCAGAAAATACAGCGCACGCTTTTCGCTTTGGGAAATGGTTTCAGCTTGTTGTACTATATTCGCGCATCTTTGGATTTCTGCTTCAAACAAGCTTTGCTTGCCTATTGTATCACTAACTCGCATAAAACTATTTATAGCATGAATAAGACACACTGTATTTTTAACGGCTCTTACAATTCCAAGTGACTGTGCAAGAATAATATTTGCGCAAATTGCTTTTGTATATGTTGTTTTACCTGCTGCATTAGGTCCCGTGATTATTATATTTTTCTGTAAATCACACGGATTTGGTACTTGGGAGTATGGTAAAGATATATGTCGCATATTGTATAATCTAGTATGTGAAGCGTAGTTCGCTAATGTATATCCTTCTGTGCTAAATAATAACTTTGTTGCTACAAACATAGCATCAGTTTCATATAACTTTGACATAACAGCCGCAAGTTCAGCGCGTTTTTTAGGTATACTTACATATGTGTAAACACTTGTTATACTTTCTTTGGGAACTTTTAATTTGCTGTCAACAAATAAATTATTATATATCTTTATAATATTTACAAGAGACTTTGCTTTGTTAAGTAGATCATTCCTTACACGATATAGTAACATGGTATATTGCATTCCATGAAATAAATTATACACATAAAAAAATATATATGTTATAACTGAAATCAGTCTTATAATAATTCTATATATACTCTCTGCACCCAGCAGTAATTCTTTTACTGTAATGTATAATATATTTATATACATACCAAGAGTTAAGGGGAGTCCCATTTTGTTTTTAAGATATAACCAAGGTGAAACAATTGTTATAATAGGAGAAAATATGTTCATTAATGGAGACAGCAAACAACGATACGTATGATAACTATTTAATAATACACTTGAGTGATTTACAAAATGTAAATATTTACTTTTAAGAAACAATGCATTTATCGGGAAGAGATCCTTTAGATCCTTGCAATCGAGTATCCACGTCACGTTGTTTTCCATATCTTCAGTGATTTTAGGTAGGTGTCTTGTGATCGTTCTAGTGTCTTTTCCCAGTTGTAATATACTCTTTTGACGACACCTTAAGATTTCTTCGTTATATATCGGCGAACTTACTATATTCCACAATGCCTCTTTACCTCCTTTTGTATAACATTTGTCTTCGCACCATTCACGTAAAGATATATCTTCATAGACTGCTTGTTTGTCAGTCATTTCTACTTCATAGCTCATTACATTCAAGCCATTAAAAAATGAATTGATGCTTCACCGCACAATATTATTTAAAGATTACGCTATATTGTATATTATACGTGAACGTGCTGTTTCACGTTTCACGTTTCACGTTTCACTATGAGCGATTACGTAATGATTGTACACAACAATAAAATCTTTAAGATTAGATGTTCTCCGAATGAAACAGTTAAGAATGCATTTAGCAGGGCATGGCAAATAGCACTTGATACATCGGACAAGTCACTAGTAGAAAAAGAATGTGAATCACTGATGACACACTATGAAAAAACACTAGGTGTAGAATACTAATTTACTTTTTATCGTTCATTTTCTGTAAAAACCCAGCAATTTGACTACGTAAGCGGTCTAATGTATTATTTTTACCTCCTTTAATTGTTCCAATTAATTCACTGTCAAGCGCTTTGCTGTCAAGCGCTTCGTGGTTCGCTTCGCTTTCATTGCCGCCTTTCATCACTTTGCGACCTCGTTTGGACTTAGTTTTTGTTTTTTTACCACCTTGCATTTCCAAGCCTTTGTTGTCCATTGCACTTTTGTCGTCCATTGTATTTTGTTCTTCAATTTCCTGCACTTCACTGTTAAGAGATTCGTTACCGCCTTTCATCGCTTTACGTGGTTTTTTAGGGGTAACCTTTTTTCCACCTTCAATTGTGTCAGTATTACCATTTTCATATCCGTACATCATTAAATTTCTGTTACCACCGTTTAAATATAATCCAATCTGTTCACGTAATGAATTAATATCCATGGCATTGCCACCTTTTACAGTGCGTTTACCTTTTGGTTTGATGTGTTTACCACCTGTAGGTGATTCAGTAGCTTCTACAGGTGTTTCAGAAGGTGCTGCAGGTGTTTCAGGTACAACTGCAGGTGCAACGGATTCAACAGCAGGGGTACCTTCAGGTACAACGGTTTCACCTTCGCCACCTTTTACAGTGCGTTTACCTTTACCTTTAGGTTTGCTGCGTTTACCACCAGATACAGGTTCAGGTACAACGGCAGGGGCAGGTACAACGGGTTCAACGGTAGTGGGAAATCCATCTTCTGCGCCACCTTTTACAGTGCGTTTACCTTTACCTTTAGGTTTGCTGCGTTTGCCGCCATCGGTGCAGGAATGTGTAAGGTACATATTTCCGCCAGGTTGATAATTGGTATCGGTGCATTCTCCACCCTTGAACAAGTTTTTGTTATCCCTAACTAATTTTGTTGCAGATACAAGTGCTAATGTAGGTATTACAGATGTTAACCCAAGATCACCACCAGTTTTTTTCGGCATCTAATTTATATATATATTATTTTTAATGTACGTTTATAATTTTTAATATACAATTTTTAACGGTGTATCTTACCTAAAGGTATACTACTTGATATATATAATACTAATGACACAGCTGCAATTGTTAAGAAAAAATTAATGCATATAATTCCTAAAGCATATGGCCAGATTACGTAGAATATCCATTTAGTTATATCTTTTTTCCAGTTATTTTTCTCTATCAATTCTAACAAGTATTCTTTACAAGTACCTAGAATTGCTTTTATATTAAGTGACATTGCGTTTTATAATCAGTAAAGAAAAGCAATTATCAAATTAAGATGCAATTTGAACAGCCACAAAAAAAATTAAATGGTAAATTTATTTCACGTGTACGTAACGTTAAAGCATGTATATTTGATACGCGTATTGTACACATAGAACAGACCTCGTCAAAAGATTGTTGTGTGTTGAAACTGTGGATACCTCCAAACTCCGATAATTACAAAGAAATCGCGGAAATCGATTCTAAACTGCTTGAAGTTATCATCAGCAACAATAAAATTTGGTTCAATAATACCTTGAGCGAAGAACATATAAAAAAATACTTTCGCCCCAGCATTGATCCTCAAACAAATACTATTTCTGTAATATGCAATACAGACAGTGTAAACGATAGTGCACACGCACACGCACACGCAAACACAAACGAAGGTTTAAATGGGATTGTATTTGAATTGGAATCCGAAAAGCTTACGTTTGATATTGAATTGTATGGAGTTGTATGGAGTCAACGAAAATGCGGAGCCCGGTGGGTTCTTAGAAAATACACCAAAGACATAAATGAAGATATACTCCCGGACAAGACAGAAATAGTGGACGAATGGAAACACGATGTTTCTGAGTTCATTGAAAAATTACAAGATTCAAAACAGGAATATATCAGTTACTGTGACAATTATATATTAAAATTAAATCAGTCTTTAGAGAATATTATGAACGATGAAAATATCGATGATGCCAAATATCAAAAATTAAATAGACTTTTAAGAACGGCTAAAATATTTTCTTGGATCGTTTAAAATATTTTTTATGTAGTTATGAATATAGATTGATAATGGCTGTGAAAATGAATCCAATAGTTCCCTTTGCTATTTTAATTATCGTTGTGTTATTAAGTTTCCTATTTATGTGCAGCAACAAGAAAGCACATATGGGAAATGCAGAACGCTTCCTAGACAATAACATTCAAAGTTTACAATCTTTACAGCGCCCTGATTCATCTGTCGCGTCTATTTCCCCCGCAAATCCCGATGTAGCTTCAAGTGGCGTAGGAAACTTTGGTGCATCTGACCCCACCGGTAATGAAATGTACAACCCAGTGGTAAGTGGAAATGCTCCTCCAAGTGCATCCTGCTTTCCACGTGATCGCTTAACCGCTGACGATCTTTTACCAAAAGACGCAGCAAATAGCCGTTGGGCTCAAATGAATCCAGCTGGTCAAGGTGACGTTTCCGACCAAAACTTCTTGACTGCTGGATATCACGTAGGCATTAACACAACTGGTTCCAGTAAGAAGAATGGTAACTTACAGTTACGTTCTGACCCCCCTGTACCTAAGATCGCCGTTTCCCCATGGAACATTTCCAGCTATGAAAGCACTAATGCTGGTGGTCGCAAACCCTTCGAAATTGGCGGAGACTACTAGACAGTCCAACAAGCATTTTGCTTTCTATTTAAGGAAACAAACAAATAAACTAATTAATGTCTGAATCTCACAAACTATTGATGAGTTCATTAACGCACTATTACAATTCAAACCCAGAATGTATAACTATATTAAAAGATATTATATCAGGGAAATCAAAGATTTCATTGCGAGTATTAGATTGGTTTGTAACACACTACTCAAAAAATAAACATTTAATATACTTTATTGATGAAATAAATAATACATACAATACAAAAGTGGCTGATATAACAATGCGTAAATTTAATGTATATATTGAGTATCGTGCACAATTACATAGTTATACTAAATTTTTTTTTGATTCATTTAGACGACATGAAAGAGTAACCTTTATTGATCCGCAAGACAACACAACCATTGAAACCACTGTAGGACAACTAAATTTTTTCAGATG